ATATAAAAGGGTAATGTTGGTATTTTTGAATACTAGATAAATAAAAATGGTTGAATAAAATACATGTTGGGCATGACCTGACGGCATACCATATATATCTGATGAAAAAATACGTTTATGATTATTATTTTCCGTTGAATTTAAAATATGAATACTACCTTTTGGTCTAGGTTGTTTTATAATTTCTTTCAATACTAAATTGGAAAAACAACTCAATATTATACCAATTATGTAACTAGATAAGTAATTGCTCTTTTTGTATAATAAAAAAATAGAAGAAATAAACAAAATGACTGGTCCATAATAACCAATTAAATCTAATATATATAAAGGATTCATATATTATGTAATGATAAAATAAATTAAAAGAAAATAAATTTTTGTAAATAAGTTTCATATTCAGGTGGTAAATAAGAATTATTTTTTATAGGTATTCTTATAAGGCTTTCATGTCTTGATCTTTCAAATAAATCAATCCCGCTTGTAACGAGTTTTTCAATTTTTTCAACATTGGTGTATTCTTTATTATTAAATTCTTGATGGGAAAAATTTTCCAATTTATTCTTTATAAAATGAGCATCTCCGAAATAAGACAAATGCCAACCACCATTTTTTATCATATATTCATTAGGAATTAAATAAATATTTTTTAATCTAATATCATTACACGTAATTTTTGTTTGTATTTTTTCATTAAAATATTTATATAACAAAATTTTAGAACAACACCATATCATTTCTTTTTTTGAATTCAAATTATAATAATAAAAATCCATTTGTAAAGCGTTTATTGTAATAGTTATTTCATTATTTTTAATTTTGTTTAAAGTATTTGGATCTGGAATTTCATCCAAATCGCTAATTATAATTACATCATCATCAGTCAAGGATAGTTGTTGTATTCCTCGAACAATACAATTTCTTTGAAATTTTTCATTTTCCCACTGTTGTTTTTTATTAAAATTAATATTTGGATATTTGTGAGGAAAATCATCTACAATAATATGAATTATTTTATGGTGAAATGACTTATATATTTCTTTGTTATTTTGATATATTAATTCTTTTTCTTTACCTATAAACGTATGAGTTGATTCTACCAACACAAAATAATCTACGACATCGTTCAAAATATGTAATCTATAATTTAATAAATCTAATTCATTGTAAAATGTAAAACAATCTACGATTTTCACTTTTATTTTTTACTATTTTTATCTCTTTAATATTTATATAATGTTATTATATAACTATAACTATAATTATAAATTAAACTAAAAGAATACGAATTTTTGTAAATAACTTTCATATTCAGGTGGTAAATAGGGATTTTCTTTTACTGGTATCATTATAAGGTTTTCATCGGTTGACCTTTCAAATAAATCAACTCCGGTTGTTATACGTTTTTCAATTTTTTCAACATTGGTGTATTCTTTATTATTAAATTCTTGATGCGCGAAATTTTCTAATTTATTCTTTATAAAATGCGCATCACCAAAATAAGACAAATGCCAACCACCATTGTTTATAATATATTCAATTGGATTTAGATAAATATTATTTAATCGAATATCACTACACGTGATTTTTTTTTGAATTAATTCATTAAAATATTTGTACAACAACATTTTAGAAAAACACCACATCATTTCTTTTTTTGAATTCAAATTATAATAATAAAAATCCATTTGTAATGCGTTTAATGTAATACTTATTTCATTGTTTTTGATTTTGAGTAATGTAGTTGGATCCGGTATTTCATCTAAATCACTAATTATAATTACATCATCATCTATTAAAGATAAAGATAATTGTTGTATTCCTCGAACAATACAGTTTCGTTGAAATCTTTCATTGTGCCATGAATCAGAATTATCGCTTTTATTATCATAATTAATATTTGGATATTTGTAGGGAAAATCATCGACTATAATGTGAATTATTTTATGGTGAAATGATTGAAACATTTCTTTGTTGTTTTGATATATTAATTCCTTTTCTTTACCACTATGTGTATGGGTTGATTCCACTAGCACAAAATAATCTACTTGTTCGTTCAAAATATTGAGTCTATAATTTAATAAATCTAATTCATTGTAAAAGATAAAACAATCTACAATTTTCATTATTTGTCTATTTCTATATTCTTATGTTAAATTAGATTAATATCTTAATATCTTTTTTGTTTTATATTTTTTGTTTTATATTTTTAATATTGATATAATATTTCCGCGACAACTGTCAAACACCAGTCAGCACCATTTAAATTTAATACATTTCCCTTATCATCTAATAATTTAATACGCATTCGATCTATATTTACTGGTCCAAAATAAATGCGTTTATTTAACTGTAATGTACTTGAATCTTCTACATATAATTCACCTGTATTGAGTCCTTTTTTATCCAATGGAATGATGGCAAATATATCGGAACAAGTCGGTGCCGATGCCCGGTATTTCACGCTTCGTTCATTGTTTTTTATGATTTCATTTATTGAATATATTTGTGATTGTGTTAATATTCGTGGCGCAGTAGGTAATACAGTAGGGGTCGGGACATAACTTACGTCCCATTTATCCATGATTAATGTACCTGCGTTGATATCGTCCACTAAAAATTGCGTATTTTCATCGAAATTTGTTCCCATAGGATTCGCCGAAGTACATCTAATCGGTAAATCCCTACTATAATATGTAGGGAGTTTCAAGGTTTTTGATAATTCAGTGATTCCAATAAGACCATTATTAATATGGTTTTGATTCAAATCATCTAAAACAACAATTAAATATTTGGGTCCAATTAGATTTATAATCGCCGGTGCTACATTTCCTGATGCGGACACATTTATATATGGCAAACGGTATCCCAATGTCCAACCCAGGGTTTGATTAATGAGGTTTGTTTGTTTACAAGTGTTGGATGAACAAGACAGTTCATCGGTTGGATCAAAAAAAGTAATCACTGTGGATGTTGTAATGTTATACCTAGTGGATGTTGTTGGATCCGTATACTTACCACCACATAATTTCAGTGTGATTTTACCATTCGTTGAGTTATATGAAACTGGATCTTCTGTGAATCCAGAAAACCCGGCATTTGTAAAACTGGTGTTTAATGTTGTTACAATACTTGTTGTTGTATAATTACCCGGGTCTAAACTAATCGAAACAGATTTTTCAAATAATTTGGTTTCCGTATTCATAAAGCATATCCAGAAACAAGTATTGCCGTTTCCCGTATCAATCGTATACCATGTATATGGCACTTGAAAAGAATAGGGTTTCAAAGAAAGAACATTTACCAAATGCTCAGACAAATCAAGTGTATAATCTGTTGAGGTATCATTGGGTCCAGTGACTTGACGATATTGACTGTCTAAACTAATAATACGGGTAGTCACGTTTGTAAGCGTAGGGTTCAATTTGTCTTGTGCCACTTCAACATTTTTAACATTTGTCACACCTAATTGTTTATGATTCATCGGAACATGTATATTATTATATATTTCACTATTTGTGCCACGTTCTGTTATTTTCTCTTTTTGTACAGGGTCTGTTTGAGGCAAAACTTGTTGGTTTTCCCACCAAAGATCTGTTTGTTTCGTAGTTGGAGCATAAGTTACAGGTTCATTAGAATTTTCCAGTTCATCCACATATTCAAGAAGCGCGTTTTTTATGTCTTTAAAAAAAAGAACGAATTTAGTATTATTTTCTCTTTGAAATTTTAAAATCAATTCATCACACGCATCTGTAACTGATTCGCGATCTGGAGTGGGTGTATCTAAAGATATTATAGTTAATAATTCAGCGAGTGTATAATTATCTACATTTGTATCAAATTCGTTACTCATTACTATTAGTATATATTATATATTATACATTTATATTTATATATTTTTCACGTTTTACATTGTTTTACTTTTATAAAAAACCCAGTGAACGGTGCCTTTTTTTTAGTTCTCTTTTTTCGGTTCCTTTATTTCAGCGCTTGTAAAATGCTGTCGAAATAATTTTCTAATTTCTTCTTGGATCACCATGCTACGACACATTTCGTGTTTCAACAGTTTTTCGGGGATTAATTTTATTCCACTCCCGCGTTTCATATGGGTCTTTTCTTTGAATAAAATATAATCCAGGCATTCAACCAGTTCAATATTGTATTTTTCCATGATGATACGGTCAATATGGTAGTCGCCTTTGTAGACATATCTATTATAGTTGTGACATTTGTATATATTGTAATATTTATCTGCTCTTATTGCGTTTTTGATTAACCCGATGCCTTCTATTTGATTCGTGTTGTTGTTCATTTCCACTACGAAAATCAGGGCGTCATCTGTGATTTTCGGTGATATTCTACGAGGACATCCGTATATACACCCGTTGGACGCGTTTGTTTTCGCGCGGTAACTACAGTTTTCGTCCCATGTTTCAATATTAAATCGACTTGTTGCTATTGGTATCATTCTTTTTGACTTATTTGTGAATTCAAAAAGAATATTCAATTTTTATTTTTGTATTAGAAATACAAATGTAAATACAAAAATAAATCTTCAAGGATATAAACATATTTTTTTATTACATATATGTTTATAATCATCATAAAAGCAAATGGAATCTATGATATTTTATGTGCGTTCTCTATATTGCGACTAGTAAAAATACCGTATTTACATTTAGACCGCATACACTTGTCAATGTTTAAAAGCAACAGTGATAATCTATTGTTTGAAAGATTTTTGGCATACTGGATTTTTACCTATGGAATCATGAGACTTTCTGTGGATAATTCTTTTATTGTTTCGGGTTCTTATTATTTAGAGGCTGTATTTTTCGCAAATGAATTATTCAATCATCAATCTGTTTATGTTGATAAATCTTTATTTGTCATTTTGAGTTCTCTATTATTAGGATATATATCTTCTTTTTATTAAAATTACAATGTAAATTAAGCAGTAAATAATATTTTTACGATTTCTTCTTCGAGACATTTATATCTGGTGTTTTTCAAACATTCTTTCATTTTGGTATAAGGTGTTATATTTGGATTGTAACTCTCTGAACAATATGTAATGCCCTTATCTTGAAATAAATTTAATAATGTGGGATTATTTCCAGAAATCATGATTACATTGGGATGTATGGATAAACAAGGAAATCCGTGGGTTGATTCCATATTCCAAAAAACAATATGTGGTAGTGTATACGCTTTATTGATTGCCTTTTGACCAGCATTTTCATATTTGCGTTTGATTGCCTCATATACCGTGATAAAATCTTGGGTTTTGGGTTCTTGGGTTTGACCTTGGTTTTGCTCCTTTATAAACTTCATATTGGAAAATATAACAATACCCATTTCGGCGACTTGTTTTTCAGGCATTTTGGTCTCTACGATGGTCTCTAATAATTTGTCTATTCCATCATACAAATTAGAATATTCATCCAAATACATTGGATTTTTTGTTGCGCCGTATTCATCATTGACTGTGGTAATTGCCTTTACCGTAGTAATAAAATCGTCACAATGCTCCAAATTATGCCACTTGGATGTTTTTCCAAAGGTCATGATTTGTTTTCCAAAATACGCGTTTTTTTCGGCAAGTCGTATTCCCAATCCAAGCGCAAAATATAACGCGTCATTTTTCAACATGGACAATGAGGTGTCTACCATCGCAACCATGGGTCTCAACGGGAAAGTATGTTTACCATTTTGTTTCCATAATGTGTTTAATAAGTTACATTCTTCTTGTTTTGGTGCGTCATCACAAGCTATGATTTGTATTGCCGACTTGACATATTCGTTCATTTGAATATGAGGGTTTTTTTTATAATTTGTTTCAAAAGATTCAATATACTTTACCATATTATCATGACAATACAATCGGTCTTTCGTGGTTTTTCGCATTGTTTTTAATTCCGTGGTTTCTCCTGGTTTATCATTTGGTATATTCAAAAATGCTTTTCGCTGTTTGAATAATGTATGCGAGGTAATCTTCGAAGGCTGTATATGAGACCACTTGTTTTCGCATTGTTTTATTTGTGTTGTATCTAGCCTTCTATTCAAATGCGATATTAATTTACGATACTCCATTTCACACTTGTTTTTTGCCCGTTTTTGTTGTGAGGCATCGTCG